TAACCCTTTATTTTTAGGGTACTTATATTCCGGTGTGCCCGGTTGCCTTCTTTTTACTTCTTTCCATGGTTTACCATCCCATGCTTGGTTTTTAAAAGCTTCAATAAAATACTTTCTACTTTCATTACCAAGAAGCATGGGTATATCCTTCAACGCTTCACTAATTTTTTGAAGCCGAAATGGATTTTTGATCGACATAATATTCACATTTTATAGCATCAAATTGGTAATCACTGCCTTTTAAAATTTTTACGCCATCAAAAGAAAATTCAGTGAAATTTTCTAATATTTTACCTTGTTTTGCCATTAAAACAGCCATTCCTGCTTTAAATAATTCGTAATAGCGATAAGATAAATAAATTGTTTTCAATGGTTTTTTTGCCCACCTATGCCACCCAACACATTGCGCTACAAGGTCAATCGCATTATTACCAGTTCTCTCATAGGAACTCCAATCAATAGGTTTGTTCATGGTTAATCTTTTTTTGGTATAGGTAAATTAAAATTATTTTGCGCAAATTCTCTATCTTCTTTAGGAACAATGAAATAAGGATGATCTGGCTTAAAAATATATCCATCCTTTCCGGGATTCATTTTAAAAACGTCCTGCATCTCACTTTCAACACTTTTTACAACACTGTTTCTTTCACCTCTGGGTGTTTCTAAACCGGAACCCTCTTCTTTGTCTAATGTTTCTAACAAACAACGGCAGTTAAAATGGTTTGGAGGCGCTATTGTGTTCCAAATAGGATCGCTTACCGGGGCCACTAAGTTATTTAAAGGCGCACATATTTCCGAGGTATTAGCATCCATAACAGCACTGTAACGCAAATAAGGCAATACTTCTTTTTCTCTTTCAATTCTATCCCAATTTTCAGCCTCTTGCGCGGAAGCTAAAGCTGTATTGTATTCGCTTTGCAAATAGTCTTCGTTATAAATATCGTAAACTTCTTTAGCATCATTTTTAAATTCCACAAAAGTTTTCAACTTGTCATCTTTTATCATTAAATCAACCATTTCTTTAACTTGCTGATATGTTTTTGCAGCTGAAAACATATAAATGTTTGTCCTTAATTCACTTAAAAGTTCTAAAGATGTTCCATCTAAATTTTCTAAAGCATCATTATATGAAGTTCCAAAACCTTTGTATAAAGCCTTTTTTAAATAATCTGCAATAGCTTTGTATAAGTCAACAGGAAGATTTTTAGCGTCAACAACGCCATCATAAATATCTTCAATTAACTTATTTATTTTTTCATCGCTATAATCCATAAAGCTGCTTTAACTTGTTTTTGACTTTATCAGAATTTTGTACTAAATTATCAGTTGATGGAAAAGATGGCATTTCCGTAGTAATAATATTTGTTCTTTCTTGAAAATAATTAGCATCCATTTGAAGCCCGGCAGATTTCATCGTCTGCGCTATTTTAGCAACCATTAAATTATTTGCATTTTCTTTTGCATTTATCTCATCCTGCTCACTATCATTTTCAAATTGGAAAAAATAACCTTCAGGAACATTGATAATACCCAAATTTCTTAAACGAGGGATTAATTCATTGTTTATAATAGGCTCAATAAAGCGTGCATCTCTTGTTTGTTTATGAATCAAAGCTTCTTGCTGTGGTGATGTAGCTTCTCCCTTTCCACCTTGTTGACTTCCGAGCTTTCCGGGAGTGCTGTCTAATACATCACTATGGCCCAATATAATTTTAGAAATGGTTTTTTGGCACCTATCCTCCAAAGACTCATAACCTTGATAACCGGTGGCGCCTAAATTTGTTTCTAAAAATTGAATGTCATCCATTGGATCAATAATAGCATATCCAGCACTTCCCATATCTCTAACAGCACGTTCTAATTCTGCTTTTTCTAATTCGTCTTGCTTTGTTGTTTTAGCCACGCGGTAAGGCATTGCATATAATTCAACGAAATCAGCATTATATCCAAGTGTGTTTCTTAAATAAATTTCATAAAGCGCTATATTGTACAATAACCCATAACCACATGGCGATGCACCATTATCTGAACGTGTTTTTACGTAAATGTGCCAATCGCTTTGAGGCTTTTCACGAAAATCTATGCCACTGGTTGCGTATATAAAACTTCCTACTTCGTGACGATCGGGGCTTACAAACCAACGTGGAATAATCTTAACTTCTTTAATATTACCATTGACTACGTCACCTAAAGAAATTAAACTGTAGCCAAAAAAAATTGTATCTAAACTATATTCTATAAAATCATACAACCAATTTTGAGAACTAAACCATTGAGATAAGTCCGTTGCCTCTTCACCTTTATTATTGACAATTTTAAACTTTCGCATTAACGTTAAATCCTTTCTCTTTTGCATTAATGAATAAACATGGCCGTTTAAAATTGTATCGATAAAAATACGTTGCGCTTTAACTCTAAAGGGATAATAAGCACGTTCCATTTCTGCAACAGCATCACGCCACATGCTTATGTCTGTTCTTAACCTTGTTAACTGAACAGGCGTGATATAGTTTGAAAGGTTTTTTTGAACTTCCTTTGGATTGTTTTTTTTTGCACCCAAATAAGTGCTTTGACCTATTTGTGTCGTGTTAAATCCAAAATTTTTTACTTTATTTAGACGATTTTTTTTACTCATTAATATGAATTGATATTTTTAATATTGCCACCATAACGTATTCTTAAACCTTGATTAGGCTCTAACAACTTTAAATTAGGCGTAATATCTCCTTTTGAACATTTCATTAACCAATCTTTTGCATCATCATATCTTTTTACTCGTAAATCAGGAATATTTCGCGGAGAAATTCTACTGTGTAAGTGATACAAACAAATGTCTATTACAACTGTAACCATTTGCTGACTTCTGTTATCATATTGAAGCCAATATTGAGAATTATTTATTAGCGTGTTGGCCGGAACATTATATGAGGTTCCATTTCCCCAAAAAATAAAACCATTGTTTAAATTATCAGGAGCAACATTTAAAGGTGGAATATTTTGATACGCCCTAAATTGTAATTCTGTTTGTTGTGATAAAGATGCAGTTGCAATTTGACAAGTATAAATTTTATCATTCCAAAAAACTATATCACCAACCATATACTGCCCATTATAAATAAATTGAGGATTAGGATAGATTGCGTAATAGATAGAATATTGTGGGCCAATAAAAGTCCATTGAGTTGGATTAAATGCACCTGGTGTTGTAATATTTTTATTGGCAATATAAAAACCACTATTATAAACAACTGATTGATTTAAAGTATATGTGGATGTAGTACTAAATAATGGAGCATCTAAATAAACTCTGTTTCCGGCATTATATGTATTCGCAGAATCCCAAACGGTAATTGGTTGAAATTCAAAATCAACATCAAACTTTTGTATTAAATAGCTTTTAGCCTCCTCAACCGCCGTTAATTCACATATTGAAACAAGATTAGGATTGTTCCCGGTAATCTGATTTAAATTATCAGACTGAATTAATTTTAAATAGTCGGAAGGTATTAAGTAAGCCATAAATTAAATTTCACAAGTTAAAAATAACAATTAATACGAATTTTTGCTTAAATTTTTTCCTAACTTAACATTAAATGAGATAGAACCTTTTTGATAGGCTAAAAATTCACTTGCAAAAGCGTTGCACATGAAGTAATCAAACAAATCGCTAAAGTGTCCTACTTTTTGATACCTTACTTTTGTTTTTGGATCAGTTTCCATTTCTTTTAACTTTGTTCCATCGGCCGCCTCTTTTAAATTGACAAAGTCGTTAATAGCTAAATTACATTGCTCGCCAAACGTTATTGAAATATTACCTATTTGTTTTTCAAATAAAGTATTAATCCAATTACCCCTCATAATTACAGAAGGATTTGAAGGTGAAACTCTTAAACTTGGTTTATATTGTTTGAGTTCTTCTAATATCAAACGAAAAAAGTTAAACCCCTTTTCAACCTTGGTATCTTCTTTTGAAGCAGTAGCATCACCATAAATAAACATTCCTGAAATATGGTTGGGATATTTTCTTTTTATCTCTTTACAAATTCCAAATATTGTATTATTAGGTGTTTTAGCCGCTATCTCATCAATCATTTGTACTTCATAACTTGTAACTTTTGAATTTAAATCAGTTATCTTATGAATTTGGAAAATGCCGCATGGTAAATATGGATTAACGTTTTCGTCAAAGCTAATGTGTAAAGGCAAATCAGGATTATAATTACATTGCCCGACATGCTTATCAAGTTCAAAGCATTTGTAAAATTCGCCACCGGTTTTTAACTGAATATCCCATTCACCTTCAACAAATACTTTATATTGATATTTTGGCAATAAATTTAAAGAAGAAATGTAATCACTTGACAAATGAGGATTGTCAGTTATTTTCGCTGGAATATAAGCCCATCCTTTAGGAAGATTATTTAACTTCCATTTATCGTAAAATTTTTCTTTTACCCAGTTACTTGCAGGATTGCAAGTAGCCAATATTTTAATAGGACAATTAGGAGAATGTTGCCATGAACCTGCTCTTTCAATAATCTTTAAAAAAGTATTTTCGTTTATTTCGTTTATTTCATCAAAACCGGCACCATTTATTTCAAGACCTTTAAATCGATTTAAATCTTTATCGATATCGAAACTTTCCGACATGAATATAATTTTAGAATCGTTATAAAGTGTAACAATTCTATGTTTTGAGTCATAATCTACAACATCATTTGACAATCCAAAATCAAGCAAATTTTGAAATGTTACCATTGTAGTAGCTTCAAGCGTAGGAACAGTGGCACGAATAATTACCCATCTACTTTTTGGAAATTTGATAGCATATTGCCAAATCATTAAAATAAGCCACCAAGTTTTGCCGCCTCTAATAGCACCTCCATAAAGAGTAATTATATTACTATTCGCTGTCCGAGCTGCTTCCGCTTGTTTCTTGGTGAATTTCAGCGTTACTGTTTCCTGTGACATCTATGATTACTGTTCTTGGTTTAATTGTTTGCTCAACACTTTGCTTAGGCTTGCCGAATGCACGGTCTAAGTATTGTTCAACGGCCTCACCACGATATTTAACAGAAAGTAGCCTTTCAGCAATTACACGCAATGACCAAGGATAACGCTTATTATCAGCAACCATTTTTAGCATTTCCTCATCCAAGTTAAAAAGCGTTTGAATACCATCGAGTAACTGAGAGTGCGTTAAAGGCGCATAACCCATTTCTTTTAGTTCAAAGTTAACGTCAGTAAAAAGTTTGAAAGGCCTGCCACCGGCATTGGCGGTTTCTCCTTTATCAAATGGTTTTGCTTTGTTTTTATCTTTTCCTTTTTTAAATGGCATAGTTAAATGGTTTTATTCGTGCAGTTATGCATTATTTTTATAACATCATTTGCATTATAAGCAGTAAAAACTGGTATATTTTTACTTTTCCAAAGTGAATGTAAAGATAATTGTTTTGTAGATAATTTACCATGAGGCAATTTTAGCTCTAAAAACCACGTATGTGGCAATAGAAAGCAGAAATCGGGAATGCCTGGCAGTATACCCATCGCGTGCAATTTTAGGCGCATTAAATCGCTCGTTGCGCTTTCGTTAGGGATATGAAAGTAAAAGTGCCTAAGTTCCGGAAATGTGGCGTTTATGAAGCGATTTGTTGCTATTTGAAATTCTGCCTCCGTTTTAAAAACTAACGATTTGTAGTTATTTATATCCATATTTTTAAGTTTTCGTACTTGTTTTTGTTAGTTTTATGACCTCAAAAAAATTTATGACTTTTTGAGGTTTTTATAACTCATTGATAATCAGGGACATGACCTCATGACCGCAAAATTCTCTATCTAATATACAAAAATAAAAAAAGTTAGTGTGATGTATGTGTGTAACATACATACATATATACTAATAATATAGTAATAGTAATAATTAATAGATTTTAAAGTCATAAAGTAATTAATAGTATAATTATATAATAATCAATTAGTTATAATGACTTATTATAAAAGTCATAGATATATTAATAAGGTAATTGAGGTCATAAAAAAAGGGTATATAATATACCCTTATTATCTGTAGTATGTATTTTTTTTTAAAATGGAATATCTCCCTTAAAAAATCGCTTACCTTTCGTAGTCCCAGACATCATAGATACGTTTAGGAAGCAAAAAATACCATTCTTGGCGCAATAGGCTTCAATTCCTTTCAATAATTTCTTAGTTGAAGGCCTATACCCCAAAGGAATAGAATTATCGCCATAAAACGCCTCTATTTGCTTTTTAAATTCTTCGTTTGTTATATTTTGCTTTTGGCACCATGAAGGCATCAAATCTTCAATTAAATCATATACTACGCTACCGTATGTCTGTTTGAACTGTTTAACCCATCCACCATCGGAAAGCTCTGGCCTAAATAACTTGCAATCGGCCTTTAGCCATTGTTGGATGGATATAGCAATTATGGTGTCATAGTTATTCCAATCTTCGTCGGTCCACCCCTTTGGGAAGTGGCAACCAAAATGAACGTCTATCCCCCCTGCTTTTGTAAAAAAGTCGGTAAACTCAATTGGTATTATTCTGCGCTTCAACCCGCCATCTGAAATTTCAAAAGAAAAATTTGTTTGTAATATAAACTTTGGCATCTCTTTGTTTGAGACCGCTCTTTCGTCTTTGAATAGCTTTTTAATAAGCCCGTCTCCGCTTGATAGATTTTTTAAAAAGGAAAATTTAAAATCTTTTGGGGCATCAGATATGCAAAACAACCGTTCACCGTTCCATGATTGCAAAAATTTTTCATCGTAACTTACCTGATCGCCAGGCTTCTCGGTAAAAGTCGTTGTATGTTCTAAAAGACGGCAAAATACATTTTTACCTGCCCCACCGCCATCCTCGGGATTTTCACACTCCTCTGTTAATACAATTATGTAAGGTGTAGTTTCGTCCTTAAAACCATGCGCAAGGTAGCCTATAACTTTTTGCACGTGTTCCGTATACCCAGTTGCAAAGTTTAAAAAGTCTAAATATCGGCCAGTATTAGCTTCGTAAAATGCCCTTTTTCGAATGTCATGGTGCCAAATAAGTTTATCTATGTTAGTATAAGGTATTAACGTAATGCTATCAGATGTAATTTGAAGTACCCCATTTGTGTAGAATTTATAAGCTACCTCACGTGTGTCATTTATTATTTTTTCCTCGTCCAAAATAGGCAATCGAGTAATCAACCATTTACCGTGTCTTTCAATGAAAATCTCGTAAGCGTTTATAATGTTGATGTAAGTGTTAGCGTCTTCGTCTTGTACATAATCACGCAAAGTGTCGTAAAATTGTCGAATAGTAGGCTTGTTAATAATGCCGTCAACTACTTGCACGAGAATATCGTCTTTGTAAATTTTAAAACCAAATTGGATTGCAACTTGCTCTAACTTATATCTGTTAATAACAATATCAAAGTCGGAATTTTCTTCCCAAAAAACGCCATAAGGAAAGGTTGATTGTAATTGCTGTGTAAGCTTTGTGTATTGTTGTTGTGCTTCGACAGACACATTAGCCGGTAGATTACTATTATTGATAACAGCAGACTTTATCAACTTTGCCTCTACTGTTTTTTTTACGCGGCCAAATCCATTTTCCACAAGCCATTCATAGGTCTTTTTCCTGTCACCACCATGCTGTAGTATTGAAAGTATAGTAGAAGGGTTATATCCTCGAGAAGGCTCTAATTCAGTCGAAGATGTGAAGATGTAATAAATTCTTTTATTAAAGTTAAAGCTTGC